TTCCAGGCCGACTGGATTTTGTATTCGGCCATGGTCGCGCCCGGCGGCGGCAAAACGATTTTATGGAAGCGCCTGGTGATCTACATCGCGGTCCGGCTGGGGGGCTGGGCGGCGTGGGATTCAAAACCAATCCATCACTCCAAGAGCGCATGAAAATTCCACCCTCCATCCTGCGTTATTGGCTGGCGATGAACGCGAGTGCGCTGGACGCGGCGGTGCATTCATGTGTGGCTTTCTTCGGCGTGGCCGGCGCGCACGCGGCGTTTGATGCCGTCCCGGCGCTCAATGTTCAGCAGTTCGCCGCCGTGTTCCTCATCACGTTCGGCCGCGCCATCCTCGCATATCTCGATGCGCATCCGGTTTCTGAACTCATTCCGTCAAACGCACCAAAATCATGATGTTCGCTGAAGTTTCACAAATGGAAGTCTGGATGCTGATCAGCCAGGTGGTGATGGCGCTGGCCACGGTCGGCGCGCTGTTATTCATGGCGGCGGCCTTCAACAAACGCCAGAAGGTGCAGTTCCAGCAACCGGTGAGCGTCACCATCACGGAGGAGCTGCACAAGGTTTTTGCCTCGAAGGAAAATTTCGACAAGCACATCGCAGAAAACCGGCATGAGCATGACAACATCTTTTCCAAGATCGGCGGCGTGGACCGCGGCACCGGTGCAAAAATTTCAACCGAAGTAACGGCCATACATGCGCGGATCAATCTGCTGGACAAGGCCACGGGTCGCCTGGAAGCAGCGACTGAATTCCAAAATCAGCAGCTCGCGCAGATGGACTCCAAGATCACACGGCTGCTGGAAAGGAAATCATGAACGCCATGCAAAAAGAAGTTTTCCGGCGCGCGGTTTTGTCTGTGCTCGATGCCAACCGCACGCGGTTCGGCCTGGGCGTGAACGCGATCGCCCTCACGTTGTCTGCCTATGGCTTTGCCAAGACCGCCGACGACGAGGTCGCCGATGCCCTGGACTATATCGCGGCTAAAAATCTTTGCGAAGAAGTGACCAAAACCATCAGCAAAGAAAACCGTGCCTGGCGGATCACCTCCGCCGGCATCGCATTTCTGGATCAATGAATGAGCACGCCAAACAGACCAGACGTTTTAGTCGGCAGAAAATTGCCGGGGCACTCGCTTTGGGAGCAGTTGCAGTCGCGTGCGCAGCCGCTGGCGCTGGAATTCTGCTCGGCATTTTTCAACAACGAAATGTCCTACGCCCAGGCGAAGAAATGGCTGGAGGGCTACGGCATCAAGATTTCCAAGACGGCGCTTCAGGGTTTTTACAACTCGATGGACATGCGGCTGCGGTTTGCGTCACTACAGGCGGCGCAGTCGGCGGAGACGGCGAAGGCCGAGCTGCCGGCGGACATCGAACAGGCGACGAAGGACCGGATCGCGCAAACGATGTTCGAGATGTCGTTTTTGAATCTGGGCGAAAACCAGAAGCTCCAGTTGATCGCGCTGCAGCAGAACAAGGAGGGGATGCAGGGCAACTTCGTTTTGAAGAAGGCGAAGCTGGATCTGGACCTGCAGAAATTCCTGGTGGAGTCCGATGCCTACTTCAGCCGGCTGCTGGACAAGGCCAAGGAGCTGCTGGGCGACAACAAGCTTTCGCAGGCCGACCGGATCGCGGCATTGCGCTCGGCGGCATTCAAAGATGTAACGGCGCTCAAGGCGAGCGGCAAACTACAGATCCCCAAGGCATGAAACGCAAACGTCGCCCATACCAGACCGTCGCCCTGGCCGTTCAGGCCGAGCGGCGCATTGTGGGTTATTACTGGGCCCGTCGCTGTCGCAAATCCACCACAGCCGGCGATATTTATTTTCAGGAAATGTCCACCGAGCCGGGACGGACGGTCATCAACTGCTCGGCGTCGCTGATGCTGGGCAAGGAATCCATCGGCATGACGCTGACGGCGATCGAGCAGGCGGAGATACTGGCCAGCGAGGCGGCGGCCGTGCGCGGTTCGATCGAGGACAATGCCGCGGCGCAGGGTCTGGATTTCAAGGTTGCCAATTCGACGACCGGCAAGGAATACAAAACCGCTCTGACCTCCGACCAGTTCACGGAACTCTATCAGACCCGCGCGATGGAGCTGCGGTTGTATTTCAGCAACACCAGTTATTCGCGCGAATTGATTCTGGCCCCGAGCATTTCTACGTTCCGTTCCTACCGGGCGTTGATCGGGTTTGACGAATGGGGTTATGTGCCGCGCAACCAGGCGCAGGACATCCGTAATTCCGCCGATGCGATGATGCGCGACACGCCCGACCGCAAGATGTTGTTCTTTTGCAACCTCTGCCTGGACGATGCGCACCCGTGGTTTGAAGACACGATGCCGCGCGAGATCACGGCGGAAAATGAAGAGGACCAGTTTCCGCCGAATGCGGACGGGCATCTTTACATCGGTCAGACCGGGATGTTGATCCACCGCGTGGCGCTGAAGGATGCCTACAAGGCCGGCCATCAGCTCTTCGATGATGAGGGCAAGCCGATGAGTTATGAGCAGTGCCGCGCGTTTCCATCCATGCGCGGCGGCTGGGATGTCAGTTACGCGCTCAACCACAAGCCGGGCGGCGCCAGCGTCATTGACATTGTGGCGATGGTCACAGCCCAGCGCCGCGGCGTGGGGCAATGCCACTTCGTTTATGTGGACAGCGACCTCGACTTTCAGCAAGCGCTGCAATTGCTGGCGGCCAGCCTGCGTGATGGTCCGGTCGGGATCGGCTTCGACGTGGCCACCACGACGGCTGAACTAAGCAATCCCAGCGCGGTGACGGTTCGCGAGCGTGGCAATGACGGCCTCTATTATGACCGGCTCAAGGTGGTATGGAAGGAGCGCAAGCCGCAGGTCGCGCGCGCCCGGCTGCAGGAAATTGTGCAGGTGATTCGCCACCGTGCGTGCGGCATTCCCGCCCGCCGGCTCTGCATTGACGCCAGCAACGAACGATATTTCGCGGAGGAAACGGCGGACATCCTGGCTCCGATGATTCCCGTGATGTTGATTTTCAATGGCAACAATGTCACCCCGCGGCCGCCGGGCTACGCGGAGCAGGACGGCGAAATCAATTACAAGACATTCCTCGGCGATCTGGAGGCGGGACAGGTCAATGACGGGCGCATTGTGCTGCCGCCGGATGAATACATCAAAAAAGATTACCGGATGGTCATGAAGGACGGCGGTCGTTTTATTTGCGTGCCCGACAGCCAGACCGGCGCGCACGGCGACACTTTCGACAGCGGCAAGCTATCCGGTTTCGCCCTGATGAGCGCCACCGGTGCAATCAACATTGACACCGTAAAAAAAATCCGCGTGGGCGGAAACAACACAACCCGGCCGCGGTTCATTCCGGCCCGGCTCACTTGACATGAATCCGCCCCTCCACAATCCCCAGGCCGGCCTCCGGCGCAGAATCGTCGCCAATCGGGTGCCTGACGCTTGCAATAGGCTGCAATGCGCGGCGATGGGGCAAATTACCCGAGGTCAGGACGTTCAAATCCGGTCAGAAAGGGTGGTGTCCTCATGAGCGCCGGTTTGTCCAACGATCTGGCCCGTCCGGGGACACCGCTTTCCAAGGTGGGCGGCCTGCCACCGCGCCGCGATCAAATTCCCCAGGCTGACTCCGCACCGCCGGCCAAAAGTCCGATGCCCGCACCCGCGCCGGCGCCGGCCCAGGTGCCGATGTCGCTGATCATCCGGCCCTCCGCGCGCGACCGCTGGCAGTCTTCTCTCATCTCGCAATACACGCCGACGTATGTCGAGAACATCTGCCGCGGCGCGATGGCGGGAAATCTTTTGTCACAGTGGCTGATGTTCGACCTGATGGAGCAGACGTGGCCGCGCCTGCAAAAAAACCTGAAGGAGCTCAAGGACGCGATCATTGACCTGGAATGGAATCTTCAGCCCTTCGCCCTGAAAGGGCAGAAACCATCGGACGAGGCGCAACGCCGGGCCCGGATCCTCGAACACATCATCTGGAACATGGATCCGGATATGAAGGCTAACGAAAATGATTTCGACGACACGATCTTCGACGTGTGCGACGCGCTGGGAAAAAGCATTTCCGTTTTGGAGATGGACATCCCATCCGAGCCGGTGCAGGTGAATCTGGGAGACACGGTCGAGTGGGTGTTTCCGCTGCAGGCGACGCGCTGGGTGCATCCGCGCTACTACGGTTATCCGAACTATCCGGTCGTCGGCGACGAGCTGATGTTGAACGCGAAGGAAGTGAAGTTTTCAAATCCGGCCGCGCAATTGTCGGAAGATGACGGTTCGATCTGGATGAAATTTCCCGACGACAAGTTCATCATCTCGATGTTCAAGCAGAAATCCGGGCACCCGATCAACAGCGGGATGCTGCGCGTGCTGGGATTTTTCTGGGCGGCCCAGAACTTCACCTGGGAATGGTTCCTGAACTTCGCGCAGATCTTCGGCCAGCCGATCCGCTGGGCGACCTACGATCCGAACGCGCTGCAGGAGACGATCACGCTGGTGGAAAATCTTCTGCGCGACATGGGCAGCTCGGCCTACGCGGCGTTCCCGGCCGGCACGGACCTCAAGATCATCGAGGCGATGAAGGGCGGCGGCGAAAATCCGCAGAAGGTGCTCATAGATTCCGCCGACACGATCTGCGACCTCGTGGTGCTGAATGAGGCGATGAGCAGCGAGCACGGCGGCGCAGGCGGCCGCGGCGGCGGCACGCAGGCCAGCGCCACCGTCGGCAAAACCAAGCGCGATGAAAAGGTCCATGCGGTCGCCGGCAAGGCGGCGAAGATCCTCAACCAGCAACTATTGAAGCCGCTCTGCCGGATCAATTTCGGCGACGACCAGCTCTGCCCTTATTTCGAGCCGGCGGCGGCCCAGGCCAAGGACGGCGTGGCCGTGGCCACCAAATATAAGACGGTGCTTTCGATTCCAGGCGTGGTGGTGAGCAAGCAGCAGTTCTACGAGGACAACGATCTTGTGGTGCCGGGTGACGGTGATGATGTGCTGATCGGCCAGGCGTCGGGCGGTCAAAATCAAAACACTCCCGGCGGTCCGGGCGGTCCTGGGGCGGATGATCCGAACAATCCCGACCCGGAGAACGAGGGGCCGGTGTCCGGTTCTGCACGCGGTGCGCAGCGCCGCTGCATTCATGCCCATGCGAAGGCGCCGGCCGACACGCAGATTGTGAACCGGACGCTGGAGGATCTGACCGGCGTTTCGGAAAAATGGCTTGGCGAAGTGAAACCATTCTTCCACGAGCTGATCGCCAAGGCGAAGGATGAGGCATTGAGTGATGCGGATTTTATCAGCGCCCTGGCCAAGGCAAAAAAACAGATCCCGGAACTTTTCCACAAGCTCGACGCCGGCGCGCTCGCGAAGGCATTCGAGAATGCCCAGGGCGCGGCGGTCGTCAACGGCGCGGTCCGCGGGGCCGTGGATCGCAGAAAGGCGGTGGTCGCATGAGCAAGATTGAAAAAATCCGGAAGCTCTCCAACGCGATCCGCCGTTTTAGAGGATTGTCGCAAAACGGAAAATTCATCCATGCGCCACAATCCAACGCCGCGATTGACGTGGTCAAATGGCTGGACCGGCTGGGTCATCCGGCTGAAATCATCCGGGGCGAAATTCAGTTGATCGCCGGCTTCAAGAAAATCACCGAGTTCGAGGCATGGATTCGTGAACTGGAAAAACCGGATCCGCTTTCAACTGCGGCCGTGATGGGAGGCGCCGCATGATCACGTTCGAGTTCAACGACACGAAATTCCAGGCACGGTTCGGCACCATCATGACGGCGGCGAAAAATCCGCGCGCGATCCTGATGAACTCCGGCCGCGAAGTCGGCAACCAGCTCAAGAAACATTTCCGGGAAAAAGACCAGACGGATGCGAACACGCTCGCCCCGGACCGGCGGTCGCACTTCTGGCTGGCCGTGGCGCAGATGGTGCAGAACCCGGTGCAGGAAAATCCGACCACCATTTCCGTCTCGATCAATCATCCGGACCTTGCGCAAAAAGTTTTCGGCGGCCCGATCTTTGCCAAGGAGGCCGGCGCGCTGACGATCCCCGAATCGCCGGAGGCTTACGGCCGCACCACACACACCTTCGAGCAGGAGACGGGCCTAAAATTATTTCTGATCCATTCCGGCGACAGCGATTTTGAAAAGGCGTTGCTAGTGGTGAAGGATGAAAGCGGAAGAGGTTTTACTGTGGAATATCTGCTCACCCCCAGCGTGGACCAGAAGGCCGACACGACGGCGCTCCCGGACAAGTCCCTGCTCGAAGCGGCCGTCCTGTCACGGGCGCAACGCGTGCTCGACCGGCAGCTCGAAGAGGATAAACCCAACCCGGATGAGGAGATACCATGAAAACTGAAAACTTCATTCACGCCTCGGCGCTCGCGGCATTGCCGGACATTGGCAGCGACGGTGCATTGCCGGCGGATCTCCAGGTGTTTCCGCCCGGCAGGGGCGTGAAGTTCACGCTGCAGGATTATCCCGGCAAGGAATTCGAGATGGACGTGGACGCCTCGGTGGCGGCCAAGGCCAACGCCGACCTGCAGATGCTTTTGTCGCGCGCGTCCGCCGGCCAGGGTCCGATGCCATTCGCGGACAAGAACCATGAGGACGCGGAGGCCACGTTCACGCCGCTGCGCTATTTCTGGGCCGGCGACGACAAGGTCAAGGGCGGCGTGCGCGTCGTGCCCGACTGGAACGAATTCGGCGGCTCGCTCGTGCGGGCGAAGGCGTTCCGGTATTTCTCGCAAAATTTCCTGTTCAGCCAGGCGAAGAAAAAGTTCATCGGGCTGATCAACGAAAATGTCGGTGGCCTGGTCAATCGCCCCGGCTTCGCTACACAAGCGGCGTTCGCGAAAGCGGCGTCATCAACCACAACCAACAACGAAGAAAATATGACCACTGAAGAAATGAAGAAGATCGTTGACGACGCGATCAAACCTGTCGTCGAAAAAGTCACCGCGCTGGAAGCGAAAGCCAAGGCGGCGGAACCGGCCACAGCGGCGTCTGCCTCTGCGGATCTCACCAAGGTCATCACCGACGCCGTCACGGCGGCCGTGAAACCGATCGAAACCAAAATCACCGCGATGGAAAAAACCGCGCAAGATGAAGTGAAGGCCCGCGCGAAAGCGACCGTGGCGAAGTTCGTCGGCCGGGTCGGGCTCGCGCCGCAGGACACCAAGGCGATTGATTTCTGGGAGAAATCCTTCATCGCCGATCCCGCCACCACCGAGGAGCTGCTGGGCAAGCTGCCGGCCCGCGCCTCGGGCTCGCGCTACACCACGAGCGCCGGCGGCACCCAAACCGCGACGGCCGCGGCCACCGAGCCGGAGGACATCTTCATGGCGAAGGCGAAGGCCTACGCCACGGAAAACAAAATCACCGACGAGGTGCAGGCGTTCATCGCCTTCGGCCGCACGGCGGAGGGCACCGAGCTGCAAAACCAGTTCCGTGAAAAAGTTCGCACGGTTGCCGCGTCGAAATAACCGATCCAATCCAACCAAAGAAAAATTATGGCAAAACAAACCTACAATGACAGCCCCTACCAGTCGTTCGCGGCCGCAGTTGCGGCGAACTTGGTCGGGATGGAAGGCTACGCCGTGGAGCTCGTTCCCGGCACGCAGACGATCCAGCTCTACACCGCGACCGCCGGCCGGCCGCTGCTGGGCTGGCTCTTCGAGCGGCTCGAAGGCGATGTGAACTGGAATGTCCGGCTCGCCGGCAAGGGCGGCACGGTCCGCTGCATCGCCGGCGACGGCAGCATCGGCCAGAACCCATGCTACGTGAAGGCGCAGAACGGCGGCACCATGATCGCGGCCGTCTCCGGCAACCTCGCGCACGGCAGCAAGATCAGCCCGTCGGTCGCCGACGCGGCTAATGACGTGATGGAAATCCAGGACTTTTTCGTCACCGTCCCATAACGCTCAACCACCGAAAAAATTAACGACATAAAAATATGCCAATTCAAACAAACGCAACATTGAATCCGATCCTCACCAAGATCGCAAACCAGTTCATGCGCGATCCGAAGGGTTTTGTGGGCGCCAAGCTGGCACCCCCGTTCCCGACCGCGCTGCAGGCGGCCTCCTACTACATGTTCGGAGCCGACGAACTCGCCAACGTGCCCATCCTGCGCCCGCGCGCTCCGGGCAGCGGCTATCCGCGCGTGACCTCCATCTTAAGCAATGACAATTATTTTTGTCAGAACTTCGGTTTGGAAGGCCTGGTGCCCGACGAAGAGCGCGCAAAATACGGCGCCTTCTTCGACGCCGACGTGGCCAAGGTCCGCAAGATCGTGGACACGCTCAAGGTCAACCACGAGCTCCGCGTCCATACGCTGGCCACGGACACCACCAAGGTCTCCTATGCCGGCGTCGCGGCCAAGTGGGATGATCCCTCCAGCAATCCGAAGGACGACGTGGACGCCGCGAAGGAGTTCATCCGCCAGAACAGCGGCATGGAGGTGAACCTCATGGTCATCAGCAATCCCGTGTTCCTGAAACTGCAGCAGCATCCGAAGCTGCTCGACGTGTTCAAATACACGCAGGCCGGCCTGCTCAACGAGGACAAGCTCGCGTCCTACTTCGGGCTGCCGCAGGGCGGCGTGGTCATTGCCAAGACGGTGCAGGCGACAAATCTGGAGGGCCAGATCTTCACACCGGCCGACATCTGGGGCCACGACTGCATTCTTGCCCACGTGGAGGAGGGCGACGATCTCGAACTGCCCAACTTCGCGCGCACGTTCTACTGGACGGCGTTCACGTCGCCGGTCACTCCGGCCACGGGCGGCACCGGGCCCGGCATGGTGGCCGGCGGCGGCGGCGGTCCCGAACTGCTCCAGATCATGGACTACCGGGATGAAACAAAAAAATCGGACGTGCATCGCGGCGAGCATTACGTCGGCGAGAAAGTCGTCGGCGCCAAGGCGGCGTTCCTGCTGCAGTCCGTGCTGTCGTTCTAAACATCTGGCGGTGGGGCCACCATGGCTCCGCCGCCAAACAATCCAAATAATAAAATAAAAATATGAAATTCAACAAATGGGAAAACTTCTCGATGCTGCAATTGCTCGTGGTTGTGGCCATCATCGGCCTGTTCGCCGCGCTTACGTTGCCGGCAATGGGGCAGGGACTGACGACGCTGACTTATCCGGGCGGTGCGCCTAATTTTTGGGTGCAGGACACGAACGCATTTCCGATCACGTTGACGAATGCACAATCCGCGACGCTGGCGGGCGCCAAAAAAACGTTGCGCCAGGGCAAGGGCTTGTCCGCGTTCGCGACATGCGTCAGTTCCAACACCACGGTGACGACGGAAACGATCGGGTTCGACGTCACCTATGACGGCCTGCGCGGCACGACCACACAGCCGATCAAGTGGACGTTCGGGCCACCGGCGAGCGCCCAGGGCACGCTCACGACGAACACGTTCTGGACAAACTTTCCGGCGGCCTACTTGGACAACGTGCGGACGATCCAGGCCACCACCGCCACCAACAACACGGCCGGCGCGCTGGCCGGCTCGAACTCGGTCACCACCACGCTGACCTATTCGCAGTCGGGCCAGTAAACATCCAAAGGTGCGGCCAGCCTGGCTGCGCCAAAAACAAACAACAAAAATAAAATCATCATGAAAGTAAAAATTAGAAAGCCCGTCGCACTCGGCGGCAAACTGCATCACAAGGTCGGCGCGGTCGTCGAAGTCAGCGACAAGCACGGCAAACTCCTGGTGGAAGACGGCTGGGCCGAGAAGGTCAGCGACACCACGCCGGTCACGGCCGGCGCGACCGTGGAGGCCAGCCGCATCCCGGTAAATCCCAAACAGGAAAAAAACCAGGCAAACGAGGCGGCCGCCAAAAAGGCCGCGTTGAAGGAACAATATGCCGGCGCCTCCAAGGACGACCTGAAACGGATCCAGACGGAAACGGCGGCGGTCTTGAACGCCGAGCCGGGGCGTCTCGATGCCAGGGCGGTCAATGAAGTGGTGACCGAACTGCTGGCGGAAGCAACTTAACTGATCGAAGTGCGGATGGATGGCGCACGCCGTTCATCCGCGCTTCAGATTAAATTTTCATGGCCACCGCAATCGCAGACCTGCAGTTGACGCCCGACAAGCTCGCGCAGTTTGCCACCGCCCTGGGCGATGCCGGCAACGCCAACGCCGGGATGCTCACGCTCTGTGCCCAGGCGGACGCCGATGTGGCGCGGCTCACGGCCGGCTACTTGCTCGATGCCACGTCGCTCACCAACTTCAGCCGCACCATCGTGCTGTTCCGGGCTTATGGTTTCGCCGGTCCGGTGCCGGAGGATATTGACAAGCAATATACCGCGGTGATGAACGAGCTGCAGTCCATCGCCCGCGGCGACCGGCCCAACCTGCCCAAGGTCACGGACGTGAACCTCCAGTCTCGCGCCGGCGCGGCCGGGAGTGCCCGCCGTGTTCACGGCCGGATGCGCTCGGGTTTCGGCGGTGAAGGAGGACAGATATGACACCCGCAACCACATTTTACGCAACGACCGGCACGATCATAACGCAGCTCCAGGCGGCGGTGGAAGGAGTGCAACTGCCGGAAGGTTTTGATCCCGCCGGCCCGGCTTTTGGCAACGTGGAATTGTTCGACGCGGAAAACCTCGCCGATGCGTTTGCGTATCTGACCATCGTCGAGCAGCGCGTGTGCGTCATCGTGCCATTGAGTGAAACCATCGAGACCATCAGCCAGGGCATGAAGCTGATCGTGCGGCGCGTGCGGCCCGTCGCGCTCATCATCAGCGACCGGGTCATCGGCAGCCGCAAGGAGGCGCTCTGGGGCAATGCCACGACGCCCGGCGCCATGGGGCTCATGGAGCTGACCCTGCCGGCCGTGTGCGGCCAGTTGATTGATAATCCCAACGGCGTCGTCAGCGAGCCCAGCCATGTCTCGGTGATGTCCGTCAAGGACACCGCCAAAAAACTGCCCAACCGGATCGCGGTGATCCTGGAAGTGAAATGCCGCGGCGGCCGGCTGGAGGCGCCCATCACCGCCGTTCCCTGATTTTATGCAAACCGGAAAAATTAAATGGTTCGATGCCAAGAAAGGCTTCGGCTTCATCGTCCGCGATGACGCGCCGGATGTCTTTGTCCACGGTTCCGCCGTCCGTTACGGCACGAAGCTTAACCAGGGCGACCTGGTCGAGTTTGAAATCGAAAACAGCCAGCGCGGTGAGAGAGCGGCGCGCGTGCGGCTGATCCAACCCGCCGCCCAACAAACATCACCAACCATAAAATAAAATATGCAACAACAACCATCCGTCATCGCCTCCGGCGATTATCTCTACTTCGCCCCGGCCGGGCAGGCATTCAACATCCCGGCCGCCGGCGTCGTATCCAACAGCGCCAAACCCGACCCGGCCGACCCGATATGGCTGACCTTCGGCCTTGGCACCGTGGCCAAGCTGCCGCAGGACAAACGCACCTCCAAGGCCGTGACCATCATGCAGCCCACCATCCAGGGAACCATCGTGCCCTTCAACATCCTGCGCCCCCAGCACGAGCTGACGATGGAAGTCACCATGAACGAAATGAGCCGGCTCGCGCTGACCGGTTTCTACAAGTCCCCGCTCATCGGACTGGCGGACACCACGTTTTATCCGCTCACCTCGAGCAGCCTGCAGGGCTGGCTCAAGCGCGTGCGCTGGCAAAACGGCGCCCCATGGATCACCGACGACTGGTGGGCCGACCTTGATTGCGAGGAGTTCACCGTCGTGGAGCCGAACATCATCCAGCCCAAGTTCAAATTCACCTGGCTTGGATCCGCGCCCAGCACCCTGAACGTGTCCGGAATCTGACCACCCATCCAAACAATAAAAATTCAACCAACGAAAAATTATGGACAACACGAAACATGACATCGTCGTCGGCGGCAAACCGGTCAACGGCCACACCGCCAAGCCGATTGACCCCAGCAACCCGCCAAAGGCGGACGCGGCCAAAACCAATCCGATACCGAATCCGCCGGTCGCGGACAAAATTGCCGGCAAATAAAACCACCCCTCACCTGGTGCGGCCGTGCCGTCTGCGGCCGCACCAAAAAAACCTGAAACCGATTATGAAAAATAGATTTTTGATTTTACTGGCGACCATTGCCGCCTTCCTGATGCCCGGCGAGCTGCCGGCGGCCAACTCCTACACGGCCACCAATGACATCGCCATCCCGCTTGTCATTGGTCTCTACCAGACGAACGGCGGCAGCAGCTATAAGTTTGCGGCCGTCACAACGCTGGCCACCAACACGCAGGCCGTCATCACCACCAACAGCGGCACCTGGAGCGGCGTTGCCATCCTGAACGGCGGCCTAAATGTGGGACGCTTCAGCGCGTGGACATCGCTGGCTAATTCAAACGGCGGCAATTTTTCATATCTGCTCACCAACGGCGTGCAGGCGTATTACACCAGCAGCAGCTCGGTCGGCAGCACCACCAGCGCGCCGCCGGCGGGCATTCCGCTGCCGATCTCCGTCTGGGCCGGAACCAATGCCAATCCAAACGGCATTTACACGGCCGGCTACGGATCGCTCTACAACCAGTTCGACACGACCTTGACCAATCTGGTCCAGCAATGGACAAAAACTTCGGCCACGGGAAATTTGAACTGGATAATGATTGTCAGCGGGACGACCGCATCGAATGCATTGACGGCAGTGTATGCCACATCGTCCGGGACCGCCGCCATTGCCACCACGGCGACCAATGCGCCGAATGGGACGCCATTGAACGGCCTGGCGCTGGCGGTGACAAACACAGCAACGCTGGGAACAAATCCAGCCATCAATCCGGCAACCTTGTTGACGATGGCAAAGGACCGGAGCGAGGCGCTCGCTGCAACCCGCCTTTATCTTGCGACGAATTCTTGGCAGGCATTGGCGCAAAGCCGCCCGTTCACGATTGTAACGCTCGGCGACTCGCTCGCGGCAAATCAGTATGACGCGTATCAGGCATATTTTCAGGCGCATGGGATGTGGGCAGGCGGCAACGCCGGATGGGGAGGTGGTTGCACGACATACGCCGGCGGCGCGTATGCCACAAACGGCCCGGTTTATGGCCCGCTGGCGACACAATTTCAGACGCCATATCTGCCGGCCGGCGGAAGCGTTGTCCTCGACGGCGATTGCTCTGGAAGCTCGTCGGCGAGATTATGGGCGAGCTACGTTGAAGTTTATTATTTCGCCGAACCAGGGGCGGGAACTTTGACGGTGTCGGCATCTCTCGAAGGCGGCAGCTATACAACCCTCGGTTCGGTTTCATGCAGCGCCAGCTCGCTGACGATCAAAGAGATTGGATTTTCGATGCCGGCCGGCGTGTATAACATCAAGCTGGCCGCGTCCAGCAATCCAGTGAAGGTTTATCAATGCGGCATTTGCGACCGGACATCAAAAGGCGTCCAGGTTTTTAATGAGGGAGTCGGCGGCGCGGACTGGGTCAACTATACTTCATTCACGAACTGGACGGCACTGGCGGCGGCGATTCAGCCGAACCTGGTAATCATCCAGCAAATAAGTTCAAGCAACGATTGGGCGGTCTATTCGCCTTACACGCTTACAAACTTCATGGCCGGCTGTCCCAATGCGGACGTTATTTTAGTCAGCCCGAATCCGATCATGAGCGGCACTGACCCTACAGGGACGGCGAACACCGGTGAAGACGCGTCGATAAAATCGGTTGCCGCTTCAAATGGATGGACGTTCTTTGACCAATACCAGCTTTATATGGATCAAGGCGGAACAAACTGGATGAACAATAATTTCGACATCGGGGCCGGCTTCGCGGCCAGCGGCGCCGGCATTCATCCGCAGCATCAGCTTCGAGTTTGGGCGGTCAATCAACTGATGCAGGCCATCGGATTTGATTCGCTCATTTCCCAGAACACAGCCGATGACGTTTCTTTGAATTCCTACACATCAAATGGAAACGACGCGCGGTTTTATTCATTCTCCAAAATCGGAGCGCCAAACTTGCAATATCAATATGGAAACTCGACCGCATACGGGAATGTCTTTGGGTTAGTGTTTTCTTCACCGCAAAATGCCAATGAAGGTTTTATCCGATTGGATTCAACTGGATACCATTTAGGAAACTACGGCGGCGGTGCGAACTGGAATTACAATCCTCGAACCGACAGCATCCAGCATGTAACGGGTGGATTTGATTCTTCGGCAGGCGGCGCGACACTGGCGACGACAATGACTGCGACAAATGGCGTTGTGCTGCCGGCCACAAACAAACCGTCTTACAACGGCACGACCGGCGCACAGCTCTCATCAGATGGAACAAACATCACGGCGGTTATGCTTGCTCCATCAGGAACGCCACAGACAAACATCTTGGCCTTCGGCGGTGAATACTACATCGGCTATTCGGCAACCAACTCGGCGAATCTGCCGATCATAAACAACAACACCTTAACGACGGCTTTGACTGTGCCGAATGTTGCGCCCGGCTACTACTCGGTGGACTACATGATTTGCGCGCTGTCCACCAACAGTGCCGGGACGAAGGGCCAGATCATGCTTTCATCGGGGAACATCACTGACCTTTCAGGTTACATCATGGACGTTCAATTTAGCGCCGGGGCTGGAAACCTGGACGCCAACGCCAATGGTATGAGCATCATAGCGAACGCCACATCCGGGTCAGGCGGCTGCATCGGCATTGGCGCAGCACCAGCCGGAAATCTCGCTTCAAAATGGTGGGGTCAAGGCACGATTGTCATCACCAACACGGCAAACATTCTGATTCAGGTTTGTCCCTATAATAATGGTGATGGCTATGTTGATCTGGGCAAAGGCTCCTACTTCCATTTGCGCAGGAACAATGCGCCAGGCATACAATGAGCACCCAGCCCCCGGATTTCGACAAGTCGGATTTGATGTCTCGCTTTAAGCTGATTTTTACCTGGCGTAAAGTGATAGCCCTTGCGCTGCTGGTCATCCTGCTTTGGGTTGTGGCTTGCCATGCCGACATTTCGATCATGCCAGCGGTTCCCGTCACGCCGTTGCTTACGCCGCGGCAGCAGACCGCCGTGGGCGCCGTGGCCACGACATCCGCCACGAATCCACCGGCGGTGTTTCAATTGTTCTGGACTGTCACCAATCTGGTGGCGGTCCAGACGAGCACCAGCGCGGACAGCGGCTGGCAGGATTGGGGCGTTTGGTCCACCAACAGCGTCGCATTCACAAACGATCTTTCACCGCACCGTTATTTCCGGCTGGTGGAAACGAACGCGGCCAATGTGACCCTGTCGTGGACTCAATCTCCCAGTCAGCTCGTGGCGGGCACAAAAATTGTGTGGGGCATTCTGCCCGGCGTTTACACGGCCACCAATGACGCCGGCACCAACCTGACCCTGACAGTCTCAAACCTGAACTGCGGCACAACCTACGATTTTGCCGCGTTCAATTACAGCGCCGCCGGCGCCGTGAGCGCGTTGAGCAGCAATTTGAGCTACACGGTGCCGGTGCCAACCAATTCCATTCCTAAATTAACAATCAAAAAAATATGAATACAGACACATTGCTGGGCGGACGAAAATTGACCATCACCTTCAACGACAAAACCACGCGCGAAGTGACGGTGCGCCAGATACAGGTGCGCGAATACGTCACGCTGTTTCCAAAACTGGACCATGAGATCGCGCTGGTGGCGGCGGTGTGCGGGATTCCAGCCAACGAGATCGGCGCGGTGGATCCGACAAGCTACGAGCTGCTCTATGCGGCCGTGCAGGAGGTGAATGAGAAGGGTTTTTTCGTCTGGTCGGCGCGGCAGCTCGCCCGCGCCCAAAACCAGATGGCCGGGATGCCGCCGGAAATGGTGAAACAGATCATGGAGCGGACAGTTTCAGCCGCGCCGTCGCCCTCCATGCCGCCGCCGCTGGGCTGACACTGGACGAGGCGCTGGACCAGAGCTGGGAACGGCTGGAGCTGGCGGCGCAGGCCCGGAACCAGGAACAGGCAAGGATCATGTTGCAACTGATGGTGGCCGCGCAGGGCAATGACGAGGCGTGGAAGGCCCAGCGGGACCGGTTGTTGAAACTGCTGCAATCGTAAATTTACTACATGAGCGAGCCAATCAAAATAGTTGTGACGGCGCAGACGGCGCAGGCCGCCGAGGCGCTGCAGCAGTTCCTGCGCAACTACGGATCCGACCTGCAAAAGGCCGGCGCGGCCGGAAAGCAGATGACCGAAGAGACCGCTAAGGGCTTCGATGATCTCGCCGGCAAGGTTTATTATTTCAGGTCGGCCATTGACGGGATCCGTTTCGCTGCGATGGCCGGCGGCTCGCGCGCCGCATTCTATGCCGTGGACGAGCTGACGCGCGGACTGGTGGCCGGCGGCTTCAGTTTCAGCAAACTCCTTCCCATTTTCGGCGAAGTGGGTGCGGCTCTCGGCGTGGGTGCTGTGGCGTGGAATTTTTATGGCGAGGCGCTGGTGGATCCAGCCAAGCGCGCCCGCGAACTCGCCGATGCCCTCCTCCGTGTGCCGGACATCATTGACAAGATAAATATTGCACTGCGTGCCGGCAGCATCACGCCGGCAGTGGCTCAAAAATACAAGGACATGGTCAGCGGCACAACGCCGCTCTACAATGAGAACACGGTGCCGGATGCGTTTGGCGGCCATGCCAGCAGGCTTGGCACAGGCGCCTTCGGATATTTTGGTGAAGACATCCCCCAATTAACCACCGATCGAGACATTCGTAATTCACGAACCGGCCAGATCGTCGGCCAGCGACAACTGGCGAATGCTAAAGACCGTCTGGACTATGCCGATTATCAGTTAAAAACCGGGGGCATCACGGATGCCAATGACAAATCAAAGCCTGGCGATGAGGCCCTCGCCGCCGCCCACGATCAAGAACTAAAACTGCAGCGTGATTCCGAGATCGGCTCCCAAAAGGAAATTGACCGCATCAAGGACCGCTACGCGCTCGAGCTGCGCGAGCTCGATGCCAAAAAAGACATTGCGGTCGCCACCGGTGCGTGGAACGACGCGGAGGAGAAGCGTTATCAGCAGGCCAGGGCGAACAGCCAGACCTCCGAGCAAAGCAGCATCGGCGATATCCAGCAGAAAGCCGCCGAGGAATCAGCCCGGAAAGCTGGCGAGGCGGAAACCAAAATCCGGGAGGAAAACGCGAAGGAATGGACCAAGGCCAATAAGGAGCTGACGGACCAGGTCAATGCGAGCGCTGCTGAAGGCGTGGATAAACGGAAGGATCTGTTTTTCAGCGAATATCTTCAGCGGACGGCGCTGGCCACTAAGTTTTACGTGGAGGGGAAAATCAGCGAGCAGGACTTTAATGATGCGGTGCAGGTTGCCACGACCAAGGCGACTGACGCGCAGCGGGAATATAATGCCGAACTGCTAAAACGGGAGCAGCTCACGCAGGAGATCGCGCGGTCGGATGCCCAGATCAAATTAAAGCAGATCGAGCTGAATCCATTTCTCAACAACACCCAAAAGGCGACCGATTCGGTTCCGGCAATTCAAGGATTGATTAGTCAAAATGACGCCAGCATCGGCAACTTGCGCAACACGGCGGCCAACACCAAGGACGACAGTGCGCGGCTGGAGGCGCTCAAGCAGATCAATGAGCTGACCCTGCAGCAGGTGGAGCTGCAGCACCAGCTTCAGGAGGCGCAAAACGTCGGCAGCTATGGTTTCCAGCTCGGCAAGGAAATCACCCAGTTGCAAAACGTCGGCACGGTCGCGCAGCAAACGGCGCAGGCGGTCGGCAGTGTTTACCAGTCAATGGCGGCCTCCAGCAGCGCCAACCTCGCGGAAGTTTTGGAGAAGCACAAAACGTGGGGTGAAGCTGCGCGCGCCGTTTATAAAAATGTGGTGGACGATTTTATTTTGCAGATCAGCAAAATGGCGGTGCAGTGGGTCTTGCAGCACACGGTCATGGCGGCCATGAGCGCAGTGTGGCATTCGTTGGAGACCGCCCAGCAAGCGGCCGCGACAACGACCCAGGTGGCCATTCATGGCAGCGGAGAAGTGGCCAAAACCGGGGCGACGGCCGCGGGGGCTACGTCGCGCGGCGGGATCCGTCTCGCGGAAACTATTTTCCACGGTTTGATGGTGGCGGCCCGTGTCGCGGCGCACATTGCCGGCGAAATCATGTCCACGGCCGTCACGCTCGCGCAGGCCGTCATCCGGGCCGCGATTAACATTGCCCTGGCGGCCATCGCCGCGATGGAGGCGATGGCGAGCATTCCCTACGTCGGACCAATCCTTGCGGTCGCCGCGGCGGGGGCGATGATCGCTGAAGGTGCGCATCTGATGGGCGCATTTTCCGAGGGCGGCTACACCGGTGCGGGCGGTAAAAATGAACCCGCAGGCATTGTCCACAAGGGCGAGTTCGTCTTCAACGCGGACGCCGTCCAGCGAATCGGCATCGGCAACCTGGCCGCGATGCACGCCGGCGCACAGCCGCGCTCCAGCGGCGCCGGGAGCGCGCCTTCCGGTGGGGCACCGGGCGTCAAAACCAACGTCTCCACCTATGCTTTTTTTGACCTGGACAAAATGGCCGATCATCTGGAAAAAAACACCGACCATGAAAAATGGGTGCATGACGTGGCCACCGGTGCCGTGAGGAGGTATGTGGGATGATTTCCGTTGTCTTCAACGCCGCGCCGGCCCTCCTGATTGATGACCAGCCAAACTGGGACGCTGGCTTTGCCGTGGACGCCACGATCCCGGCGAGCTATGAGCGCGGGCTGTCCGGCCGGGAAACGCGCCGCCCAACTGCAGACACACTGCGGCTTCGCTGCAAGTTCACCGCCGTCCTGGAAAATCCTGTCGCTGTCACCAACCTGCGCAACTCGATCCAGGCGTTGAATGTCCAGCCGGTCCTCTGTCCCTTCTGGCCAGCGGGTTTTCAGCCTGGCATCACGCCGCCGGTGACGGCCGCATTTTACGCGCTGTTTAATTCAGACGGCACCTTCAGTTCAATCCAGCCGGCGGCTGCGCTGCCGTTTGTATTGCCGGCGTATCCGCTGATGGTCGGGATTTTTTCCACTGATCCGGATCCTGTGATGCTTGATGCCGGCAAGGTGCAGGTGGATTTTGATTTCTCCGACAATGGAAATTATCCGCTCATACCGGCGGCGTTTGCCGCTCCGAACGGGTTGAATGCGGCCGGGGGAATGCGACCGCTCTTCCCGTTCATCCCGGACTGGTCCACCACGCCGCATTCGGGCAGCAGCGAGCAGGACGTGGAGCGCCGGCAGATCGGCAACCTGCGCACGCTTGCGGCGGCATATTACGCGCAGCGCGGCCGCCGCAAGACACAGCAATTCTTTACGCTCCAAAATTCCGATGCGTTCAACCTGCTGCGTTTCTTCTCGGACATGGGCGGTGAGCAGAATAATTTCTGGCTGGGCGCGTGCCTGACTGAAGCCAGTCTCACCGCCAACCTGGGCGCGGCCGGCATGGTGATGACGGTGGACAATGGCGCGGCGCTGGGGACCAATGCTTTTATTTTATTGTCGGACGGCGTCCACCGTGTCCCGCTGGTAGTGGACAGCGTGGCAGGCAACATTTGGAACCTGGATAGCGCGGCCGGCACCGCATTTACTGCCGGTCAGACCCGCATTGAGTCGCTCGTGCTCGCGCGGTTCGACGCGTTGAAGCTGACGGTTAATTTCAATTCGCCGATATATGCGACCGCGCAGGTGTCGTTCAAGGAGACGCCCTGGGAGACGAATGCCGTCGCCGGCGAGATCTACGGGACCACGATGGGCGCGCTGCCCATGACAGGCACGTTTTTCAAATATACCCAGACCACGCCGAGTGGGGTGACAACATGGTATTTTACCGGGTTTGAACGCAACTTGTCCGATGGCGTGAATGTCTGGCTCTCTGCGGCGATGGAATACGACACCATCATCCAGACGGCGGATTTGAAACGCAATTCCACCGCGATCACGTCGCGCAACTTTCCCGGCAACCCGCTCGCACAGCTCTTCCCGCTCCAGTTGGAGTGGCCGCTGATGGTGGAGATTTTCGAGGGCGACATAAATGGCGGCGCGAACACAGTCTCCAATCTGCGCTGTTATTTTTATGGCGAATGCGGGACATGCCAGCCGGAGCCGCCGTTTTTGGTGGTGAACTGCAAAACCCTTTCGCACATCTGGGACCGGAAAATTCCACGCCGACAATACCAGCGCACCGACAACTGGGTTCTTTTTGAAACCGCCAACGGACTCACGCCGGCCGACTGGCAATGGAACGCGGTCGTGGTCAGCTATGATGCATCCACGTCCACGCTGGTGGTCAACACGCTCGTGCAACAAACGCCGGCCAATGCGCTCGCCAACGCCACACCCATTCACTGGTTCGCCGCCGGTTATCTCATCATCACGGCAGGCAGCGGCAAGCAGCAGGTGCGGATGATCGGCGACAACACTGCGCCGGCCGGCGGCTCGATGTCCGTCTTCCTGGCGACGGCGTTGACGACCGCGCCGTCAGCCGGCGACGTGGTGAATTTATTTCCGGGCTATGATGGCCAGGCGGCGACGGCCAAAAACAAATTCAACAACTACCAGGCCAAGTTCGGCGGATTTCCATTCATGCCGATCGGCAATCCGACCGTGCTGCGCATCACCCAGCCGAGCGGCACCGGGAAGAAATGAAATCAATAAAACAAAAATTCGATAATTTTTCAGCCGGCCATGGCTTTCCACGCATCCCTAATATGAACGCATACTTCACATCGCAGCTTCGCCGCCAGCAGCTTCTCGCCGAAGCCGACTCATGGAAGGAAACACCCTTCATGCCCAACGGCTGTATCAAGGGCGCCGGCGTTTCCTGCCAGATGCTGGTGGGTTCAATCTACATCGCCACCGGTGTCTGGCCGCCAGACTTCAAGATTCCTGAAGGGCCGATGGACTGGAGCCATGCGCATGAAGATTCGCTGATCACTCCCTTCATGGCGGACGAGGTGGCCGCCGGCCGGTTTGAGGAGGTGTTGGATTCCACAGCGGCGCCCGGCGACCTGGTCGGATTCAAATATATGGGGTGCCTTCACCACGCAGGGATTGTGCTCTCCGGCAGCGGTGCCTTCATCCATTGTATGCGCGATTCAAAAGGGGTGCAGTATAACAATCTGCGCGACGCCACTTATCTCAAGCGCATCGAGCGGATCTGGCGACCAGTGGAGGTGGCATCATGATAGGCAATTCCAGCAGCCAGCCGCCGCAGGCCCAGCCATTCGGCGTGCAGGACCAGATGACGGCCAACCAGCAGCAGGCGCTGCCAGGGGCGTATGTGGCCGGCACGCGCAAGCTTGTGATCAAATGGGTGGGACCAATCTACAACTTGCGCAGCGCGCCCGCGCCGCAAAGGACTGGGAAAAAATAACATGAGCAAAAAGGGCGGCGGCGCCGGGCAAACCTACAATTATTATGGAACGCTGGTGGGAATGTTGTGCATCGGGCCGGGGGAAGATCTGGTGTCCATCCTGCTCAATGGCGAAGAGGTGTGGCCCAAAGGCATCGCCTGGGCCGTTGGACTGGCCATTATAGGCGGCCAGCTCTACGTCTTTGATGCACAGACATGGATCTGCACTTCAAATCATGTCGCCTCGAACGCCAATGCGCCCGGCTCCGGGCTGGAAGGCTGGACTGAATTCACCTTCACCCGGACGACGGAGGCCACGGATGATTTTACCCTGACCGCCAGTGATGGCACAGTTTATGGATTGATGACCCTGCTCTGGGGCACGACGGCACAGGTCGTGGATAATTTTCTCAAGTCCACCGGCAATGATGGCGGCATTGCCGGCAATTTTGGCAACGGCGACCAGCATCCCGACTATGAAGACATGGTCGGCGTCATCCTGAAGGATTTTTTGCTCGGCCAGGAGATCCAATCCGGACCGAATATTGAAATTGTTATTCGTCGCAAGCCAAATCAGGCGGTTATCACAGATGCGGCTGCCGGCATCACCGACGGACAGGCTAACCTGATGGCCGTCGCCGCAGAATGGATTACAAACGAAAATTGCCTGGGGCAGGATGTCAGCTTGATTGATGCCACAAGTTTCATCGCAGTCGCCGACTGGCTGCAGACAAACCAGGACAAATATGGGGCGAGCGTTTTGATTGACACCCTGGAGACGATCGGCGACCTGTTCGACAGCCTGATGCAGATGATTGACGGCTATGTGCGGTTCAATCCGGTCTCAAAAAAAATCGAGGTCGGCGTCTATCAACACGGAGTGGTTCCTACGATTGGCAGCTATGTGACACTGACGGCGGATTCATTCACCAAAATTCCAAAATTCACCGCCAATTCATGGCAGGAGACATTTAATTGCGCCGTCGTTAATTTCCAGTCACGCCAGTTGAACTACCAGCAGACTTCTTCCCCGCCGGCGGTGGATCCGCGCGGGTTTTTTGTGCTTGGAGAAATCCGACCACAGACGCTTGACCGGCCGTGGATCACCCGCGACGCCCAGGCATTGATTCACGCGCGCGAAACATTGCGGGTGATCGGCCATGCACAAATGTCGGGTGAGCTCGAGGTGCGTCGGGAGATTGGGCGCAATATCCGACCTGGTGATTATGTTTTGGTGGACGTGGATCTGGAACCGGGCATGAATTCGCTGCTCCAGTTTTTCCGCGTGACGCAGACGAAGATGGCCCAAACGGGCCCGGTCACCTTGAATGTGTTCGCCGACAACACACTCGCGGCAGTTCCCTGGAACAATTCGGCCACTCCGGTGCTGGTTGGAAACTCCGCCGTGCCGCCAATCACCAGCTTCCGCTTTTTGGAGGTGCCCACCGTCTTGAGCGGTGAGCGCGGTGAGATCATTGTGCTTGCCGCCCGCCCAAGCAATCTGATTGCCGGTGCTGCGCTTTATTTTGACACCGATCCGGCCGGCACGTTTTCACTTCTAGGCACATTCGGCAGCTTTGCCGCCAAGGCCACGTTGCGCTCGAATCTGGCCGCCACCGATGCAACGCTCCACCTGACGGTGGACACCACGCAGGCGGACGCGGATTATTTTACCCAGGAATATACCGCCAAGGATGCGGTCAATGATACGATGTTGGCATTCATCTTGCAGACCGTTAGCAGCGGCCCGGACACGGGCGAGGTGGATGAATCTGGCGGCTACCAAATCATGGAGATTTGCAGCGTGAGCACACAGACGCTGGTGGGGGCAGGCCAATATGACCTCACGATTTTACGCGGCCGGAAAAATACATTGCCGGCTGCCTTTTCCACCGCCACGGCGGAGGTGTGGTTGATCCCCGCAAATCTGCTGGCATTTTTCAATCACAACCTTTTCGAGACGATCCGCGCCAACCGGCTGCTTGGATTGACGCCGGCTTATGCACAGTTCAGGCTTTGTCCTTATACATTTGTGGCGTCGCTGCCATTGAGCAGCGCCACCAGCGAACAGTTCCGGTTCCCGCTTAACTCAATCTCCGCGCCATCCCTGGCATTGAGCGCGCCGGCGTCGTTCGCACCGGCCGTTTATGCACTGACATTTCCCAATCGGTTGAACGTCGCCGGCGTCTGGACCGATCCGGACCAGAACCTGGTTGAATTTGAGATGACGTTGCAGAAATCAACCGACTTGGTGCCGAGGCCCGTCATCAACCAGCAGTTCAGCCCACGCGGAACGTATGCGTTCAACTCTTATATATCGTTCGATTCAACCGGCACATGGGTGATCACGCTGACGGCGCGCGATTCAAACAATTTGAGCACGTCCATCCAGATCACGGCCACCGTCACCGCACCCATCACGGCCGCGACGACGTGCGCCTTCCCCACGTTCCTGGACTGCAACGGCAATGAAATCCCTGTGACTGTGACTTACGGCGGCGGAATTTACACAGTGACGCAATCGCCTAAGGTTCCGATTCCATTCGGGCCGATCACCATCAAATGTTCTTCGCCTGGATCGTGGTGCCAGTTCTTCACGAACGGCCTCGTGCTGCAGTCTGGCGTTTTGTCGAACCCGTCCATGCCGCCGGCGGGCCTGACGTATGCCGACGATCTGCAACCCTTCCACGGGTTGTTTGAACTGGGATCGCCGGCCGTCATCCAGTCGAGCTGGACGCTGCAGTTTTGCGTGCTGACCACCGCACCTGGCTATCTGAACCTGGGCGGCATCTCAAACCCTTTAAGCGTCGTATTTGACCTCGTCAACTAATGAAAACATTTCTGTCCCTGCTCTCGTTGATCACTCTAACGGCCGCGGCGCAAACGCTGCCAACGTCACCCTTCTGGCTGACCAATTGCGGCGACACGGCCGCGCTCGGCGAATACACGAACGATGTCAGCGGGAATTATTCACATCACGTTGGTGACCCTACATGGTATGTAACTTTGGCTGTTTCGGGTTCATTTTTTGCGCTTTATAATACTGGACTAGGTGGGTCGCCAATTTATCAAGGAACAACTTTGGATCTTTACAGCTCCTGGATTAGCTCCGGTTCGGCTCCGCTTCCGGCTCCAGGGTTTTCTCCTACGCCGCTCCCGCCGTCCGCAATCAGCTCCGTCACGTTGAATAATTTCTGGCCATTGAACGGCGGCCGTGTCTCGTTTCAGACGGCCGGCTGGAACAACTCTTCTTCGGCGTCGAATTCCGTGATTGTTCAGGTCGGTGGCGCGACAGTTTTTACTTCTCCATGGACCGCCGGACGCGGCCGGCGATTCACCCTTTCCGGCTCGCTGGATTACGACGGCACAACCAACCTTGTTTCCAATATTTCCTTCACTTCCGGAGACACGAATTTGCCCGGCTATTTCAGCGCCACGATCCTGACTAATTTCAACCAGACGAACGTGTCGTTCAGCATTGGAACCGACCCCACGGGTGACACCAATGTCGTGCTGACATCCGGCTCGATCCAGTCGCAATTTGGGCCGGCGTTTGCCAGCCTCGCTCCGGTCATTCCGCTGACGATCCCGTTCATCACTATTTCGTCGAATAATGCATCGAGTTTCGGCGTCGGAGGTGGGCAGATTTGCGGGGACTCAAACTACCTATATTATTGCTGGGGGACGAATGCTTGGGGCCGGCTGGCGATTACGAACTGGTAGCGGCGCTGCCGGCCGGCTGCAGTGGATCTGCTGGCGGATTGCAGTAACCCTTTTCGTGCTTTCGGCGCGGGTCCAGAACTACCCTTTTCAGGCCGTTTTTAGACCCTTTACAATCTTTTCTCGCGGTTACGCCGGCCCGCTCGACCGAGTCCGTATAGGTGTTTAGCCGGACGTCCCATGGTCCGAGCTGCCAATTGAAATTAAGCCGGAGAGCTTCGTTAGTTGGACGTAAAAACGGAAAGAAAACCTTTTCCGGCTTGAATGCTTTTTATCTATTGACCTATCGGGCTTGATAGGTGTTAGGCCGCACCTTTGGCCAATCAATCAAAGCTATCAACAACCAAGCCCAAATCGCATGAATGCCATAACTTGTGCCCAACTGCTTTGCCATCCAAAGGGCGTGGCGCTCCTCATTGCGTGGGTCGGCTCCATTCCCGATGAATGCAGCTCCCAACGCCGGATAAAGCCCCGCAATAATGAAAGCTGCTACGAGCATGAGAATGAGTCTGCGAAAATAAATCCCGCGTGCCTCTGATGAAGCAAGCCGTGAAATGAAGCTGGCAGCAAAGTAAGCAATGGCACTCCAAATGACCGGAGCTAAAAAAGCTCTGATAGCTCTATCCATGAATGCGTCATTTGTAAACATAGGCGTCGTGCGGCCTAACAGATAATCGGCCTCAGCTTTTGGAGCCTATCTATTTTCAGGGTTGGCCGGCGTTTTGTTGCCAATTTGTTTTGCTGCATCATTTTGCTCGTCATTTTTCGTCAAAAAGCCGTTTCGCAAAGGCGGCGCAAACTCTCCGGCCGGCCGCCGGTTCAAATCACCGTGCCGTGCGGAATCACCGCGTCCTTCGGGATGATCACGATGCCGTCGCGGACGTAGTAAAGCTTGTCGTCGTGGTTTTCCGGCTTGCCGGCGGGCGAGATGGTCACGTTGTTGCCGATGCGCGCATTCTTGTCAATGATGGCGTTCTCGATCTTGCAGTTCTCGCCGATGCCGACGCGCGGCCAGCCCTTTTGTTCGTGGTGCTTCACCGACTCGATGGATTCATAATAGTCGCTGCCCAGGATGATGACCCGGTTCAGCTCCGTGCCCGAGCCGATGATGGTGCGCAGGCCGACGATGGTGCGGTTGATGGTCGCGCGGTTGATGATGCAACCGTCGGCGACGAGCGCATGGTCAATCTGCGCGCCGTTGATTTTGGAACCGGGCAGGTTGCGCGGCGCGTGGAAAATCGGCGCGGTCATGTCGAAGAAGTTGAAGCGCGGCAGCTCGGAAACCAGATCCAGGTTCGCCTCGAAAAAAGAACGGATGGTGCCGATGTCCTCCCAGTAGCCCTGATAAACGTAGGAGAAAACGCGGCGCGACTGGATGGCGTGCGGGATGATGTGCTTGCCGAAGTCGGAGAGCGGGTTGTCCAGCAGCTCGCAGATGACCCGGCGGCTGAAAACGTAGATGCCCATCGAGGCGAGGTAATGCTCGCCGTCCTTGATGCCGAGGTTCGCCTGCATCGCCGCCGGCAGCTTGAGCGTGTCCAGCGTGGCGTCCTCCTTCGGCTTTTCCACGAAGCGCGTGATGCGGTTGGTGTCGTCAATCTGCATGATGCCGAGCGCCATCGCCTCGCTGCGGCCGACGGGCATGGTGGCGATGGTGATGTCCGCGCCGGTCACGATGTGCTGCGAAACCACCGACTGGAAATTCATCCGATACAACTGGTCGCCGCTCAGAATGACGAGCTGGTCGAAATCATGGTTCAAAAAGTGGACGAGGTTTTTGCGCACCGCGTCGGCCGTGCCTTCATACCACGAGTTGTTGTTGAGCGTCTGCTGCGCCGCGAGGACTTCCACGAAGCCGGGGGTGAATCCGTCAAACTTGTAGGAGCGCGAGATGTGGCCGTTCAGCGAGGTGGAATTGAACTGCGTCAAAATGTAAATGCGCCGGTAGCCGGAGTTGATGCAGTTCGAGATCGGGATGTCCACCAGGCGGTATTTGCCGGCGAGCGGCACGGCGGGCTTGGCGCGGTCCTTCGTGAGCGGAAACAGGCGCTTGCCCTGGCCGCCGCCCATGATGACGCAGAGGGCCCGGCTGGTGTTGGTGGTCTGGCGAGTGTTTGACAT